TTCGCTACAGTCTGCTGGGACCACACAGTAGGAGTTACCATGCAGTTCCACAAGAGTGTCTCGGGTGAAGACGCGACTGCCCAGTCGAATGACGTAAGATACGTCTCGCGCATTGCGATTGACTTTATGGACATCTCGTCTGTATTACCCAAACCTGTGACCCGAGGGTCGATGGTTGTCTCTTGTTTGCAGTCCACCGTTAGTTTGGTGGTGGAGTCTGGGACATTAGTGTTCGACATGTTGCCAGCATACGTCGGACGATAAGGGACAATATCGTTAATGACGGCTGGTCTTGAATAGCCAAAAGACGTGGCTATTGAGGAAACTGCACTGGCAGCCATTTCCGTGGCTCGTGCATATATGCCAATAACGGGTGCACTCGAAAGAGCACCAGCTGCTCGCGCGATGATGGACGCTGGTCTTGAAATGGGACCAGATCCGTACTCATCTCCCTGCGGGTCGAGGACTTCTCGACTTTGCGGCGCAAGCGTGGAGGGATTCGCCACTGTAGGAATGCTGATCGTCAAATCGACGCACTCTGCTAATACGGTGATAGTAACCGAATCAGTGGCTCCATTGGCATGCTTCAAATCGTTGATGGCTTTCATCACGATCGTACCCATTTCTTGCCACTCAGATTGTGGTATAGACAGGGCGTTTTCGTACCAGAAGAAAGGTAGTAGCATTTCACCACCTTGGGACGTTGTTGGATCCAAATATATATGGGGCCTTTGAGACTCACCGACTACATCGACCTTGAAAAAGGCTCTGTCGGTTGAGAATCCGTCCGATCCTGGTAAGGGCAGATAAGAAGCTATTAATCTGCCATAATGGAATCCGTTTCCATTAATCATAAACTTTAAACGTAACTTCGATCGTAAAAGAGCGTAGTTTGAGATTCTGTTGATAACACGAGGGTCTTCGAAGAATAAACTCCATGGGTTGAACTTAACCTGAAAATTGGTGTCAGTTGTAGCCCACTCGTATTCAGCAATCTTAACTGGTCTCTGAAAGAAGTCCCCCAGGCTTTGATCTGGGGCATCAGCGACGCCATAAGAGGAGTCAGGTTGACTGTCGACCGCATACCCATACGATGGGTTTTGGTCTATGAAAGAAACTGTCTGTTTCTTTGTCGATCCTGCTGTTTCCTCTACGGAATATGGACGTTCACTGGACTGTGGTTCTAGTGCACAAACACAATTGGTTATCGTGAAGTAACACTCCGGGCACACCCCCGGAAGACTATCGTCATCCGGGAGGGTCAGTGGTTCTAATTTTACAATACAATACATAGATTTATTATTATTATTAAGAGAAGTAACTGACTTTATTTACTTGGCGAGACGTTACAGTTATAAATCTCGTTGCAACACAATTTGTTTGCTGCCAAAACATCCCCTAAACAGGGGTTGGACACGGGGGTCCTGACAACATGTACACAAGCCTAAAACATATATCACAAAAGGTAAACATAAACATGTAACGGTAATCAATATGTACACAGGACTCTTTAACTTTCTTTCACCATGGTCCACACAGGTTGCACGACGAGTTTTATGACATCCGGGGTCGGGGCGAGCTTATTAGCTCAAAACTTCCTCAAACTCGTAATCGAGTTCTGCACCAAATGTGCCAACAAATGAGAGCTCCAGCCCGACCATAATGTAGGTACGGATATGGGCGTTCGGTTGCAATAACGCTAACACCTTACCATACTTGATTAATTGTTTTCGGGCCTTCTGTCGACAGTTTCTCGTCAACTTGGCTTCCACCAACGCATAAACGTTCATCCCATCAACACACCGATAATAGAGTGCATCTATTTCACCAAATGATAACACAAAAGGTACAAGATTTTTACCATAACAGGTAAACTCGTTTTCGGTAAATATGACATCAGCCCTGCGGAGTTGATCTGCTTCGGTGAGCAGATTCTCGCACCCTACAGGGACTGTCCGTTTTGCAAGTTCAGATTCAAGGGCAGACAATTTAACCTTATGCCTAGCGGCTTCAGGATATCTATCCACAAGTTTCGTCATAGCTTCACGGGTTTGAACTAATCGTTTATAATCCCATGAGGAAAAGTCTTTCTTTGGGACATACTCTGTAGCATCTGGATTGAGAGGTCGCTCCTCTCCCTGCGTGTCAAGCTTTTGATCGATAGTTTTCAAATTGTAACGCTCGCAGTGTTGTTCCAGTCTTTCAGCGTAAGTGGTGTCGAGTTCTCGGCACATCCAAACAATGTCGGCCTTTTCCGCAACACGCTTCATTTCAGCACGTCTTCTTTCATATAGTTCCTCCCCATGGAAGAACCACTCACGTAACGCCCCATCTATGTTGATAGCGGCCTGGTGATCAGGAGTCAATTCTTTAGACTTCAAGACTGAATGGAGTGATTTGAATATAGAGTCCTCTGAGAGGGCTCCGACAAACATACCAAGGTCTTTGTTGTAAATATTTTTCCTTTTAAGAAGATCGGCTTCTTCATCTATCATATACTCAGTAGCTTCCGATTCTTTGTCTGGCATGGTGAATTTCATGTCGTGTTTGGACAAATAGTCAGCTACGGTGATGTGGTTATACTCAGGAATCTTGGCAGAAACCGAGCCTTTCACATCATCTCCATAAGTAATGAGAGAAACCATACTACGGTAAGGAGGGTAATTCCTATTCATAGCAAAGTAGGCACATCTCATAAGGAGAGAGTTAACAATAGAATTAATGTAAACTGTCAAATTTTGACCTGATGGATTAGATCCGTAATGTTGAATTAAATCGCCATTATAGGCCATGAGAGGATAAGCAACGTCAGTTGCGATTCCCCGCATAATTGACAAATCTCGTTCGGTGTAATTACCGGAAGCGTGTGCAAGAGTCATCAATACATCGAAAGCGGCAAGCACGAGTTGTGCCGGCATACGCAAATCGTATTTTGAATAATCTCCTGCAAGAATTCGTTCGGAACCATGTTTCCGCAAATGTCGTGTTAACGCGTCCCATTCAGGACCTTGAGCGTTGATACCGACAGCACACTCAGAAATGAGTGGTCGGAGCGAAAGATAGCGAGCTACAGGAAGGTAATACTTCCTAATGAGCAATTGGAAACCAATCGGTGCAGCTTGAAAAACTCGCACCTTATCCTTAATAAGGGGTGTTGGTTCATCCTTGAGGCAACCCTTGAAAACAGGGTAAGCTCTCTCTTCTTTCAAATAACATTGTTCGATGCGTTCAGCTTCGTCCCACGCAATGGGGTCGAGTTTTGCTGGGCAAGCGAACTCCGGGAATTCTTCGTGGTCGAGACGAGTTAGGATATCTCGCTTCTTTCCACCCAAAGGGTAACCACAAGATGTGTTGGGAGGCATTTTGTCAATGAATCTGACACCATCCCGTCCGCATACAGTCTGCATATCGGTTAGAGGTCTGATGTCATCTGCCAGATCGGCAGTCAGTCCCGTCACCAACGGTTCAGTATAGTCGGTTACAGCCTTAGTCAACACAGCTCCGCCAACACCCCTGCTTGGATTAGCAGAGTGGCTCAATGATTGTTGCCAAGGTTTCCATCTGTGGAATTTGGGTTTCCCCCATTGTTGCTCCACACCACATTCTTCTGCAACAAAGTCAGAAATGATAGTGGGATTAACACGAGAGGTGGTGGCTGACTGACGTCCAGTCACCTGGCCGTAAAAATCAATGTTCGTCTCATGATCGAGATAATTAATTGGCGACCGAGGGTGAACTGTAGGTTCGAGGAAGAACTCCTTACCATACTGTTCTGTCAGCAATGTCCCGTACCCTTTAACAGGTACCACACCTGCAACATCGGATAGAGTGGCTATGGCATTTTCAACCTGCACACAGGATATAGTACCTGCGGCTCCCCGAGGGGTTCCGGTTTTACCAGCTAAATGGAAACCAACAATGCATGCCTGCTTAGAGTTGGTAATCCAGGTTCCCATACACATACCGTCAAATGTGTTCTCACTCAACTTGTAATGGTAGCCAGGGTATTCACCGCATTTTGATGCGACAACCCCAGGAAACAAGACAGAACGATATAGATTGATATCTCCTTCTTCTGTCCGATAGACCATGTGAGCAGGTACTTCTGTCAACTTAGAATCTTCGATTCTATCATCGAATAGATACTGTGACAAATCTCGGTGAGAACCGGTATTAGGAGCATAACATAAACTTAAGTCCGTACCAGGTATTCTCACTGAAGTAGTCTGACTCAACACGACCTTTTTAGTGCTTCCTATATAACTCTTTCCTTTACCACGGAAATCGACTTTTAGTTCGTCATCATCTTTCCACATGTGGTTGGGAATAAGGACAAAAGCGCCCTTTAGGAATATGGCGTCACACACTGCCACTGAATTTTCACGATAAACGGTCATGAAGTACAAATTCTTTGCCACTACAGAGGTCAACTCATGAGGGAGAGACCTACTAATAGCAGCACACCTTGGCAGTTCAGTAACACTGACGTCGGCCCAAGGATTGACTTGAGACTCTCGTAATTTGATGTCATCAAATACTGCGGGATTGATATTCCCGTGCTCATCGAGAGTTCCTTTCCACATATCTTCTGCTTCTTTCTTGATTTGCTCTAATGTAGCAGCACTCGAAAGGGCTCGAAAGTGTTCAGGTATAAACACAACCTCAGGTTTTTCTTCAGTACACTTGACAGTGACCCTCTGTTTCTCAGCTGTAAGTTTGGCCTCCTTCTTTTTTAACATCATGTGTGCTACACCCATCTTGATAAGACGGTAAAATGCATATAATGCGACACTTCTGTACATAAGTTCTTTGACATCCTGTGAAACAAGTGTAGAACGTACAAGGGTAGACAATCCACGTGCTCGCTCAATCCGGCGGCCGATTTCTTGTCGGAGAAGGTGGTACTTACGATAAAATACCCATACACAAAAGAGTGCTGTGGGGAAGAACATGGAAGGTAACCATGTGACCCATAGAAATAGGTATGCTAATAAACAAATAACGACAACCATAGAATTAAGATCCTCAAGGACCATATATTTGATCTGGTGTCGGTTACAGAAGAGCAGGAGTTGTGTCATATACTTATTGTCAAATACCCAGGGTGGGATTTTCGATAAGATTCCACGAGTTTCTGAATCAAGCCGGATTAATTCGGCAATCAGAGGTTCAACTTCATTATCTGAAGTCTCTCCAGCTTGTGAATCAAGAGTTAATGGTTTGTACACCACGAGAGCAGTACATTCCTCACTCGATTGCTTGTCCAGCTTCTCTTTCTCCGCGGCAATGGCGGCTTGATCAGCCTCCTTAAGCGCAGATTCTGCTTCTGCTTTGGCATCGGCTTCAGCCTTTTGAAGGGCTTGTTCCTTTGCGCGTGGACAACATTCACATAACTCTTCCGGAGAAGTGCAAAGTGGACAAATTTCTAACTTTTTGGCCATCCCTTTCTGACGCTCGATATAAGCGCGTTGGGCCGCAAAATAGTCTTTGGAATCGTCAATGACGTACCTCACGACTTCTTTGAAAGTAGATTTTCTTGTCTTGTATGTGACATTCTCTTCCTTGTTATCTGCATCGGGCACTCCAATGTCAATTTCGAAACAGTCCGGAATCAGTGCGGCACCAAATTTCTGAGATACCTTTTTTGAATCCAGACGTCCGTCCTTGAGTGCAAATTCTTCCTTTACAACTACGTTGAGATGAGCGTCGAAACGACGAACAAAGGAGAAAGGTGCATTGGAATAAATACGCGCCACCGAACGAGCGGTGACATTGGAAGTTGCTGCCATAGCTTTGACTGCAATGCGTACTTTGCCCTTCATATCTGCCTCAGCCATATTAGCATAAGCTGCGACGTTGTTCTTAAATTCAATGATCCTATCAGTCGGTGACTTTTTGGCATATTGGGCTTGAGTATTACCCAAATCATCGAAAATGGCTCCATTGGTGTGAGAGCGCATAGTAGAGTCGTAATCGTCTCCTTCTTTAATTGTAACTATTCTGTCATCACCAGACTCGAACCCATTCGCGTTCAGGATCAAACGAATTAGCACATCATAAACTGTAGACTTTCCAACTCCTGGCTCACCATACACGTACAAAGCGTAAGGAGCCATGCGCTGAGCACCGTCTGCGCAGAATGATTCAAAGTCAGCTTTATAACGCTTGAGGGTAATCAATCGGTCCTGCAAGGACTTTTTAACCCACGTATCTTTGATTCTCATATACAGATCAGTGTGTTCATCAATGGCCTTCGAAAGTAGGAGAGAGTAGTCATTCTCATCCATTTTCTTTACTCGTTGAAGGTTGCCTGCCTTTACCAAAGGCGCACACTCGACTATTTCGAAATAGCGAGATTCTGCGGATTTGAGGGATTCATCGGTGGCAAAAAAGCTTTCGATTCGTCCGGTCTTGAAAACACGATATCCCCCTTCGGAAAAGAAGACGATTGTGTCTAAAACAGCAGTGGTAAAATCTGCTGCGGTAAGCTGTTTTTCATAGGCCTTGAAGGAAAAAATCTTCATAGGACCATATGATACATCCATGTCTGTCAGATTACATAGACCGAGGGCGGCACACATACTGATAACTTTGCACAATGTTTCTCCTCCCTTACTGTTGACGGCTGTTCCCCAATTAAATTGGAAACTTTTCAAGTTCTTAAGCCACAACGGCATTTCATCAAACTGATAATCAAGATCTTCATCAAATTCACCTAGATCAGTGTCTTCAAATTCGTTCAAAATATCAGTAACTCGTTCATTCTTGAGTTCAAAACCTAGTTCATTAGTTAACAACTTGTGAATCAATCCGGTGATGGACTTCTTAGAAAAGAGTTTGAAATGGGCAAGAAGGATATGTGCAGCATGATTAGCATCAGCGGCCTTCCGCAGGTTCTGGAATAGGAGATACACATTTTCAACCATATCAATGATAGGTTCAGCTTTCTCCATGATATCCACATCCATAAGGATGTCCTTAACGGCACGTGCTTTGAGAGTAGCACGCTGGAAAAATCCAGATTGTGGACCCAGGCAGGTCCTGCGTGAGCGTCTTCCCTTACGCTTACGCGGTTTTTTCTCTTTAAGTTGCACCATCTCTTGTTTGACGGTGTCTCGAGAAATGCACGCCCGTTTCTTTTGAAACTTTTCACGGCGCGCTTCTTTGTTCTGGGGCTCGTAAGCTTCTTCTGCGAAGAGTGGCTTAAGGGAACGAGCCGAAGGAGATAGATACTTAAAAGTTTCTTCTCCATTGGGCATCTGTGAAGCCGAATATGGCTTAGATGGAACCCAGGGTTTACTAGTTTTGAACCCACCAGACAGGTGGCGTCCTTCAGGTTCGCGAAACCTACTTCCCATTGCCTCTGAGCCATACGCTCGACCAGCGGTTCTGCCAAGTCGAAGACACCAACGAGATCCGCCTCACCAAGGACACTCACTTTCGTTTGTCCCTCAGCAACAGTCTCAAATGTGTATTGAGCTTCAATCTTTACAGGGCCTTCCACGGTCTTGACCTTGATCATGCTGGGCGACTCGTATTCCGTAACCTCCCAGGTGACCGTTATCGGCACGCCCAGAAATCGCATCTTCGACTGTGAGGTGGAACCCACGCCCGCTGGCTCCCCGGGGGTGTGATCCGTCGATTCGATCCCGAAATACCACTTGGCGTCGTTCTCAGGCTTGGTCATGAATTCAAATACTTTCTCAATCGGTTGGTTAATGGTCACATTTGATTCAACTTTGATCATACTCAAGTCTCCTTTCCAGTATCTACG